CCGCAGTTGCTTTTTGTGCTGCGGTCGCCTCGGTTGGCCTGCTTCCCATTTCGAAAGGGAAGCAAGATCAGGCCGTTCAGTAAAGTACTGAATTAGCGAGGCTTCCCCACTTCCTCTTACCTTCGCTCCTCTTGAAAGGAGCGTAAGGATAAGTGCTTCGTTTCTGTGTAGGTTAGGATTCCAGCGGGTTTTAATACCCTCTAGGTCCGTTCCATTGCAGAACGAGAAGACGGAAGTGGGCCAGACGTCCTGGTGGCTCCGGATAATGAGCTTAAGCTCCTTAGCCGGGACTGTCTTTAGAACAGCAGCTGCTGTGTGCCAGAAACCTTTCTTATGAAAGTTATTCGAGCACTCAACGACTGAGTTCAAGGACTCTGGATTGCGAGGACTATAGGGCTTGCGGATGTATGCAGGGGTCACATCGACCCCTTCGAAAGCATCCATACCGCAGGCTTCACGGAACGAACCCTTGTGAAAGGATTTCGCTTCGTTCACCTTAAGGAGGCACTCTTTAAGGAGTGCGACCATAATCCCGTAGGCTTTGTTGTCGATGATGATATCATCACCAAAGACTCTTATCCTATGTGATCGTTGGCGCATTGCTCGCAACGAAACATCCCAATCCTCGTCAGCGGTCATAAGGGCGAAGTGCCCTAACATCGTGAAGACGATCGTCTGGATTGGGAAGGTTACGGCAGAACCCATAGTGCTGAATTTCTTCAGTAGTATGGTACGGTCACGACCATCGCCGACCAAATTGGCCGGAATGGTAATAAACCTAGTTCTGCATGCATGCAGGCAGTCCAACAGGGGCAAGTGCCCCTGAAAGACGTATTCAACTAGGCGTGTGGTCAATCGATCACTCGCCTCGCTGAGATCAATAGTAGCAAAGTCTCTAGTAAGGGAACTTTCCCTTGCTAAAGCTTGACTGTAAGATTGATTCTTAAAGTCAATCGAAAGCGAAAGAGGCGACTCTTTCACCTTCGTCTCCAACCAGCGCTGGATAGCGCCTTGAGCCCATTGATGGGCGGTTGGCTCTGCTGCTATTAACCGAGGACCCTTTTGGGTCTTCGGAACTGCATGCATTATGCTCCCTATCTCTCTGTCTGATTTGGTCCTGTCATGGAAATCATGGCTGGCAAACCAGTCCGCCGGAAAGATAGCGTTGAGTCTCTTTGGCCAAATGTCGAAGTCATATTTAATGCCTTCAACTTTGTCAGAGACAGCGCCTGGACCGTGCTTAGGTTCCAAACTTAGCACATCAAGGTGCCCGAAGGAAGTTGCCAAAACCCTGCATAGGGCCCGGAAAACTTTCCAGCGGAAACGCGGGAGATCACCGCCTTCATCAGGCGGGAATAGGTCGTTCTGACGAGAATCGACCATCGATGTACCGTAAATAGGATGACCGTGACGGTCACCCCACTCAGGTATATCCGAGTCCCACGTATTGGGTAAGGAAGAAGGGAGCCGGTGCTCAAGCTGAATAAAATCAGCAACAGCAGCGACAGTTCTCTCCTCTTCACAGGTGATATCAAGCTTCTTTGCGAACAATAAATGCTCACGCAGGTACAAGATAGCATCGTGATTAGGATTTTCCCTAAGCACACCATCATTATCAAAGATCATCTCCCAAAGGTACCAATGGTACTTAGGGTAGATAGTCGATCCACGCCTACCGGCGTAGAGCGGCCGATCTCCTGATGGAATCCTACCCTCTTCGAGGCAGTGGTCGAACCACTTACCGAGAGAGGGGAGGACAAGGGTAGCAAAAGCTAACCCATGTTCCTCCATCAAACGGAAGGATACATCCTTCTGCTTGAGGATAGAATTCTGATGGTCCGGGAAGGTGACGAGACTGTCCGAAAACAGTCCCTCCATTGTCCTGGACACCAGTGACTGGTGGATTTTCATGAATTCTCCTTTCAAGAGGTAATTCATCCGCCGTTTGCAGGTTTAACCCTACGATCAAGGCAGCAGTCAGCTGCTTGATCCCAATTACGACGAGGCTTAGCCCCGCCTTAATTGTTTCGATGGAAGAGCTTAGCTCTCCCAAGCGATAAGTCCTGTCTTTTGAGCCGATAGCAAGGTGATAAACCCTGCTGCGAGCTTGTCAAGATAGGCCGGATCAGAAATCTGCGTGAGCCGCATAACTGCGGACATCGTGTAGCTCTTTTCCGGCACCGTCGGCGTTGCGTACACAATGTGTTCGAAGAACATATTGTGACGATCGACCGAGTTCAACTTTTCCTTTGCAGATTCCGTATTATTACGGAATTGCAGAGTCATGGAGTCCGTCGCCGTCTTTTTGACGTACGTGGATCCATAGTTGTCCTGGTTGACGCGAGTGAGAACATTCGCGGCACCGTCGATGGTGATAGTGAGGGTATTTGCAAACATTGGTGTCCTCCTTGGGACGCTGAGTTAAGTGGGTCCTAGCGGGCCCGCGAAACTGCGAGCGCACCAAGGATCGACAGTTGCCCTGCCGACAAAGTCGGTAAGGCAGCACTAATGGAGAAAGGCCCGGGTTGCACAGAACGCGAGTTGCGTCTACCTGTGATAAACCCTGCAGTAACATCTCGATAATCATCGAAATTTTTCTGCTTATGCTCCATCGTGGTAACGAACTGAGTCATCACACATGCGTGTGACGGCACAGCCAAGGTACGGTTACGTGCTTTTAGCACGTCACCTATGTTGACGAAGTAGTCAACAAGCCAAGACCACGGTAGAGCCTCCCATACAGCAATCGGAACTGAGTCGGCATTAAAGCCGGTCATTCGACGACGCAAGTCGCCATCCGATTTTGGGAGAGTGGCCCCGGGACGAACAGTCCAACGAATCGTACCCCACCGCTTAGCGGTGAGATTGATCTCGTAGGACGTGTACTGCACAAACCCACAAGTAGAGGTTAGTGGAGTTTCACCGGCATCTTTCGACGCCCATTCACCCATGGGTACTCTCCCTCTCAAACCCTTCTTTTGTAACTTCTCAAACATTTTTCGACGCTTATCAACGGCGTCTTGGAATGTCATGAGACGATACATATCGCTAATGAACGGCTTCCACCCAAACTCGATTGCGAGATGGGCAGTGGCCGTATCACGAGCGGCGGAGCGATCTCGTATGAGATGTCTCCAGGATCGCCTATTCTTGATAGCATGGGCGATCCTTCCCCCCTGCCGGATCATATCCGGTATATCCTTAAGTTCCCAGAGAAATACTGGGAGTAGGATATTGGGGTTAGAAGGGTTAGTACTGGCCATAAGACGAGTAAAGTCAGCCTCTGTTGGATTGTCAACCGCCAGAAATGGCGGATCGATCCCGTACCAAGCACTCGGGCAATTTGCAAAACCCGGGTTCTGGGCAGCGACAGGAGCGTCAGGCCGGTTACGCATAAGCGAACCGGAACGCTGAACCGATGTAGACTGGAAGGGGTTAGCCCCCCCAGGATTCACCGAAACGCTGACGTCTAATGATCGGAAACCGGACTGCGCAGTGATCGATGACCACTCCGTAGTTCCGCACCGAATACCACCTGAGAAGGTGGTTTGCTCGTACTTGACTGGCAAGGGAGAACCTTCCTCACGTAGGGACCCAAATGGACGGAGCATTTCAACTCCGCGGAGAGGCCGACGGGCC